CAAGATAGTATTTTTCAAATCCTTCTGAGAAATATTCTCTGAGAGACGTTGCACTGTATGGAGAAATAAACATTTGGTCGGTAAAGTGAGATAATACATCATAGCCTATTTTTTTATAAAGTAAAGAGTCGAGCATTTTGGAATACTCGATTTTTTTAAAATATTTTTCATCTATAGTATATTTTTTTGATAACTCTGCGTATAACTGCTTTCTCTTTTTTAGGAATTCCTTCTTTAACAAATTGTCCCCATAGATTTGTTGTGAATATAATTCTTCTAGAGAGTGTGCGGTTTCATGTATTATGTTTTCTATAATGTCTTCTTCATTATCCTGAACATTTGTTAGGTAGATAATCCTCTTGTCGTATACCGAGTCTACGCTTCTAGAATCCAATGTGTCATAGCTTCCTATCGCAACAGCAGATACATTTGAAAAAAAAGAGACGGGCAGAATATTTCCTACCCGTCTCGCGACACTATTCATATCTATTTTTCTTGTTAGTCCATCTTTAAAATATATTGGCACTTTCCCGTGAATCATAAAATGGGCTGGGGGATTCTTCTTGATATACTCTATTAAACTATTCATTGCTTAAGCTTCTTGGTCTTCTTTCTGCCGGAAAGTGATTCAGCTAACTTTTGGATATATGCTGTTGCAATCTCTTGTGGAGTATCTCCCAAATCCTTATATCCTTCCGGTGAAGGGAAAGAATAATCTGATAGCTTTTTTAGAACTTCCCCAGAATCATCATTATCATAAATAGCAACAATTTTCTGAGGTAATATTTTAAACCAGGTTTTTAGTTCTGGAGAGCCTGCGTTTGTAAGTGTTGCAACTGCTGGAAACCCCGCGTTGTGAATCTTTGCACAATCAAACACACCCTCTGTAACAAATAAAAATTCAGAGTTTCTCTCGTAAGTTTCTAGACCATAAACTGATATGCCCTTTTGTGAGTCAACAATCCTTGTATAATACTTTATATATTTCTTTAGGCTTGTAAGGTCAGAGTCTGTTTTTAAAGTCTTTATATGTTGCCTTGCAATGGCAGTATTTTTTTCGCCGTTTGGATTGTAATATTGATATCCAATTAATTGGCCAGATAAATTATAAATTAAAAAAGTCGCAGTATTCGATTCCTCGTCAACAATCACCCCAGTCTTAAGTGGATAGACTCCTCGATCTCTTAGGTGGGATTTTATATCTTCGACTGATTCATTTAAACGTATAATCAATTTCATAATTTATCTGGCCCAAAGAATTACAGTAGTTTCGCTGCCAAGGTTGCAATTTTTGAACGCTCACCCTTAAGAAGAGTTACGTGCCCAGTAAGTTCGCTTTCCTTTAGCTTTTCTATGGCATAGGTTAATCCATTTGTTGTTTCATTTAGATAAATATTATCTATCTGTTCAACGTCTCCAGTCAAAACAATCTTGGTGTTTTCGCCAACACGAGTTAGGATTGTTTTGATTTCGTGAGTGTTCATGTTTTGACATTCATCAATAATAATAAACGCATTGCTTAATGAACGACCCCGGATATAAGTTAGAGCCTCTACTTCAATAATTCCTCTATCCTTATAGTGAGCAAGAGGATCTAATCCCTTGTTTGCCTTGTCTCTAAATAAGGTATCAATATTATCTTGAATTGGCGCAATCCATGGAGCCATCTTTTCTTCCATTGACCCTGGTAGGAAACCAATATCCTTACCCATTGGCATGATTGAACGAGATACAATAATTTTATCGTATTTGTGTCCACCATCTCCTTCCTTGTTAATCACAAATTCAAGAGCAGCAGCAATAGCAATTAGAGTCTTGCCAGTACCAGCAGAACCAAGCATTGTAACAACTGGAACCGTAGTATCCATCAAGAGGTTCATAGCCATCTGTTGTTCTTTGTTTCTTGGGCTAAGCCCAAACATAGTTCCCTCTTTGTTCTTAACATACTCTTTGCTGCGAAGCAAAGGCTTGTTAAAGGCGAGGAATCTTGCCACAGCACTCTTCTTCTCATTAGCAGAAGAGACGAGGATTATGAACTGATTTGGGAGGAAGTCTTTTGTATTTTCATCTACCTCAAGAAAAATTTGTTCGCCCATATAGAATTGATCAATTAATTGATCATCAACTACAAGTCGTGATTGTCCAGTGTAGATATCATTTGAACGCTTAACTACTTGATTCTCAGTATAGGCTTCACAGTCTAGACCAAGAGCGTCACAACGAACTCTAAGGTTAATATCTAGGGATACAACAATTACCTTTTTTCCTGGATTTTCATTCTTCTCGGAAATGGCACAAGCAAGGATTGCGTTGTCTGCCAATGTTCTATCAAAATCTGCTGGCAGTACAGAAAGGTCGGAGGCTCTTGCTCGAACCATCCCAAGTCCCTTGTCTATTCTGACACCTTTATTTAGATTTCCCTTGCTTCTTAATTCATCAAGGACTCTAATAAAATTTCTTGCATTTAATCCAACACCATCTTGTCTTTTCTTATGTTTATCAACTTCTTCTAAAACCTTAAGAGGAATTATAATATCTCCTGTTCCAAATTTATTGATAGCTTCATAATCTGTTAAGTAGCAATTTGTATCTAGCACATAGATTTTTTTTGACATTTTTCCTCTTTCGGTTGGTGTAATAAGTAGTTTCTTTGTTCTAGAACTTACCCATTATTTGATTCTTTTGAAGTGTTGGCAACTCTTTTGTTATAAGTGCCAAGTATACCATAACCAGCAAGATCTTGCATTAAATCTGTCTTAGCCTCCTCCGAGATATTTTTACTTGAAAGCCTAGATATTTTCTCTAAGATTTTTAGAGAAAATAAAAAATCCCCATATTGTTCTAATGTAATACCTTCCGGATAGAGTATATCCATCATCTTCCCAACTTTTAAATCTGTATCACCGTATTCTTCACTTTTTTTATTAAAAACATCTTCAAGCTTCTGAAAAAAATCTTTTTGCATATTATTTATAATATCCCCTTATATAACGTGGAGGTTAATTGTGGAAAATAACAGAAACTATATTGTTTATATCATTACCTGCAACAATGACAATTATACATATATCGGTATAACTTGTCAAGCGCCAGAATTAAGATTGCAACAGCACAGAAAGTCTAAAGCAAGAATCGGCAATTATATTAGAAAATACAAATATGAAAATTATAAACCAATTCCAGATATTGAGTTTTGTTTGTGTTCCCCGTCTGGAGAGATTTTTTGTGGAGAAAATTTACAGAAATTTTGTAAAGAAAACAATCTTTGCTATACATATGTGAGAAGAATGGTTAAAGGATCTAGGGGAGAAGGGAACCCAATTTATAAAAGATATAAATCACACAAAGGATGGAGCGTTTTTTCTAGAGATAGCAATTCTGGCGGTAAGTCCGCAGAGGTCTAAATACGGATCTTCATTAAAAGCATTTTTATCATTTGCAATCCTAAATAGTTTATCGAGAATTCTTACAATAGCAAGCATATCAGTATATTGCTCTGGTTTAATACCATCCGGAAATAAAACCTTTAATATACTTCCAGCATTATCAAATGCAGAGCCATAAGCTTTATTTTTTTTATCAACTAAGGCACCAATTTCTTTACCAATTTCTTCGTATACCATTTTTTCTCCAAGCATAAAAAAACCCAGCCGAAGCTGGGCAAAAACCATAGGTTTTTTATAGCATTAATTAACCGCAGAGGAATCGGAGGAAAGTTCAACAGCGGACACATCCACTGCTAGGCTTACAACTTCGCTATCGACAACATCAACCACATCGGCATCAGTTGCTTGAGTTGCTTGTACGACTTCCTCTTTCGAGCAGGCAATTAGAGCCGATAGAATTGCGACAATAACAAATAATCTCTTCATACTTAATATACTCCTTGTTTTGATTACCAAAGGGAATCCTCTTCGGTTGCTTTGGTAGGGAACATCCGGCCAGTTTTCACGGACCATTTATGTGAACCGGGCGCCCCTCTACTATCCGTGAAATTATGATACCACACTAATTTATTCCCGTCAAGCTGCTTTCCAGCTTCTTTACATAGTGGGCAGAATTGGTATTTTGCATTTTCCATGATTTATTAATCCAATAACAAGTCTTTCTTTTTCGATTCTGTAAGAGACTTGTTGTTAAATTCTTCCCACAGTTCCGTTTTTTGCATTTCAACCAAATGTGGATATCTTCTAAAAACTTCTTCCGTGGTAAGGGATTCATTTTTCTTTAGAGCATCAACTAGTTCTGTAACTTTTCCCATATTAATTACCCTCAGTTTCCTTTTCACTTTCCTTGCCAAGAGAAAGCTGGCGCGCTTCTTGGAGGGACTTCTTTACCTGTTGTAAGGCAAC